AGGCAATCGAGAACCGCATCCGCTGCGTATGTGGGGACAATTAAGTCATCCCCATATACGTACAACTCCCGACTTACCTTTCGGCAATTACTCGGGGTTGCAGGAAGGTCGTGTAACCGTAGCAAGGCGAGCACCATTACGGTGTAGAAGTACATCGCCTCGATCGGGAAACACAGAGCACTACCCATAGACGCAAACTTCCGTAGAGTGAGAACTCTACCGTCTGGAAGTTCAGCGCGATTCGACCTACATGCCATGACAGCGTCCCGGATAACGGGAGCGCTTTCTAGCATTACCAATACAAGTGAAAGTGGAACACGATCACTTGCATCACTAAGATCAATGGTCGCCAATTGACCTGTGGCCGAAGATCTCACCGCTAACAACTGGTTCACTGATTGATCACGAAAATTCACGTGACCTTTAGTTAGCCAGTAGTTCTCAATCGCATCGTAAAGTTGCGACTGTAACGCCTGCTGCGTGTATTGCATACACACAGGCTCGACGGCGATGATTCTGGGAGCTTTCAAAGTTTTCGGAACGGTCACAACCCTTACAGGTTGCTCATCGTCCTCAGGCACAAACGTAACCTTCTGGATGAGAGATGGTTCAGCGACCACGCCTAGAGAATAGGCGGAGCCGATGAATGGCATCACTCCTTCCAGACGTTCGTGCCAGCGCTGCCAAACGTACTTCTGGTTTCCCAGGATCCGTTCAGCGGTGGCACCGGGACCGTGCTTTGGGTCCAACAAACTAGGTAGTAAATCACCCAGCAGAAGGTTACGCCAAAGCACTTCAGAAACGGCACGAAATGAATCGACCGCATCCACGGATGCAGAAAACTGATGAAGCTCGTGCTCCACGAAAACGAAGTTCCGAATCGCCTTTTTCGTCCTTTCGGGCGAGCAAGGCAACTCGACTTTCTTGAAGAGAAGGCAGACTTGACGTACTGCTTCAACAAGAGTCGGGGAATCGGGACTGTCATTAACTAACCCTCCTGTCTCCTGGTTAAAGATGCGACTAAGCATACCTTGCAGGAATGCAGGGATTGCTTGGTGTGGAAGGAGCTTCTTGAAGTTCCTAAAACACTTTGAGTCAATCCGGCCGGTCGCTAGGCTTCTTTCGAAGTCTTTTGCGAATTGCGGCAGGACAATCGTGAGAAACGAAAGTCCTTCGTCTTTAACCCGAGACCTCACGGTTTCGAGGTCTCGCAAATCAGAGACTTCAGCGGAACACTTCTGGGTTGCGTCTTCATAGACGGACTCCCAGAGCTCAAGGAGATCACTTGCGTTGCTTGGAGTGTGGGCCCTCTCGGGCTTCGTACTCTTCATGCTACCTCCAATCTAGAAAGTCGGAGGATGGCATCAAGCCACACAGTTACCCACCGGCATTGCCGTCGTCTAAGAGACATCCAAGTCTTCGGGCGGAGAGCCTAATAGCTCTGCGACTAATCGCAGTACACTAATAGGATACACACCAGAAAGACGAGGAACGGCATACCGATCAAGAGCACTAACGACAACCAACGTCTGCATGGGGAATCCTGCAAAGGACACCTCCCTTCACGACTCGTTGCCGTAAAGTTTGCCCACGATCGCCGTTGTCAACCACGCTGATAGCGCGGCCCGTTGCTGGTCAACCTGCGTCACCGTAAACCCGAAGGCGGGCCTATCGATGATGTAGAAATGACTCACGGTGTCGTAATCCGTCGTACTATCTAACGGATTGGTGACAACCGCTTTCACGTCCACTCGGACCGAGTGCCGAAATCTGCCCTTATTCGTCTTTTGATTGTGAACCGTAAGGGTCACGACATCATCAGGCGAAGTATAGACAGAAGGCGTGTTTCCCAGGAGTGATCCTGATTGCACGCGGGCGAGGACGAACGCGACAGCATTGATTGTTAGTGTTTGAGGATCGGGTAACATAGTGGTTGACCTCCATCGAGTTGTTGGAGTAAGTAACGGGTACTGAACCGATTTCCAGGTCGGCCCAATATTGACTCCCGAGACGGTGGATCAATCACTGCGAGCGGGTTAAACCGACCGCAGCAAGGATCGCTAACTGCATAGCGGACAACCCGCCAGGCAGAGGAGCAAAGTGAAACGGACTATCTGCACTACCTCGTCGTGTGGTTTCAACAGTCCTATACCATTTAAGGTCGAAGGACTGACCATCGAACGTAGAGAACCGCTTACGGTACTCTAGACGGACATAAGAATGTCTCATCAGGTAGAAGTCCCTGGACACGATGGTGTCTGACGCCATATCTTCGACTCGTTTTACAAAGTCTCCGATATTGACGAACCAGTCAACCAACCATGTCCACGGTGTCACCTTGTAGACTATACTCGGGCTCACCCTGAGCCCCAGCGCAGTAATGTGCTGTTGGACGCGGCGCCAAGCCGCGTTCATTTTCTTCGTATAGTCAAATTCTGGGCGATAGTACTTAAAGGTTCCAGTGTACCAGACGCGCGTCATTTTCTGGCGCGTTACCGTCTGGTAACAGGACCCGGGTACTAGAAACTCACTCGCAAAAAGCGCGGGTGAGCAAGCGTTGGTGTTACTCTGACCTTGGTAGAGCACCTCCTCGCCCTCAACTACGTCCTCCTTACGTGTCCTCTTTCTCCAGACGCCATTGTGCTCGCGAATGCGTTCAACATAGGCGTCGAAGTCACTCAGAACGTTGTGTGCGTCCTTCATGTCCTTGAGAAAGGGCTTCCAGCCAAACTGGAAATTGAGGAACTGCTCCGCGACCTTCTTAGGGGCCATGGAGGC